CGTGGTGCTCACCCCGACATAGTAGTCCTGGACGATATTCTATCGAGTGAGGCCGATACGCAACTAAAATCAATATCAACCTGGTTTTACACTGCACTCCTACCTGTTCTCCACCATACTGCCCAGATGTGTGTTGTAGGAACGCCGTTTTCATATACCGATCTTTATTCAGAGCTCAAAAGCCTTGATGGCTATTGTGTAAATGAGTACCCTGCAATTGATGAAGCAACCGGCGAACCCCTATGGCCTGAGCGATGGAACCTGGAGGCTCTGAATACGAGAAGGGGAGAGATGACATCCATAGCATTCACTCGTGAGTACCTATGCAAACCAATAGCAAGCGAATCAAGTTTATTCCCTGAAGAGATGCTTGATAGGGTCAAAGATGACACTTTAGCACTTTCATACTATCCTGATCCCGATGAAAAATTGAATTATTACATCGGGTGGGATCCAGCAATTAGTGCAGATAGAAGTGCCGACTATACTTGCATGATAGTCATAGGTATGGATGAGAATCGGCATAAGAGAGTAGTCCATGTTCATCATGAGAAGAATATGAATTTCAATCAACAGATTGACAAGATCATTGAATTGAATGTCCGTTTCAATCCGGTCATCATTGAATTAGAGACCAACAATTTTGCTATGGCTTTCAATCAAGTCCTGCAGGAGATTAGCGATCTTCCAATTAAGCCATTCAATATGAGTCGAATGAAGAAGGAGGCATTGATGCATACTCTTCAACTTCATTTTGAGCAGATGCATCTAATCATCCCGTACAAGGATGAAGGGGCAACAAGGAGACATATGAACACCTTGTTGAGCGAGCTTTCATTCTTCACCATGCTTGATAATGGCAAGATGGAAAGTCTTGGTCGGCATGATGACATGGTTATCGCCCTTGCACTTTCAGTACAGGCGACTAAGGAATATCGGGAAAACATCATTATCCTAGACGGTGAGATGTGGAAGAACAGGTTGGGGTGGGCGGATGCGTGAATACTTTCAACCTGTTAATGGAGTGGATGATTTGACAGATTCTATAGAGAAGTTTGCACCTGCTCTTGGAGCCGCCGCTATGTCCGCAGGTAGGGCAATTGCCGCTTCACCTACAGCATTGATGGGTGTTGATGCCATCAAGGATAAATTGCAAGCAAAGCAGGGTGAGGTCAAACAAGCAGAAGATGAGCTTCGTCAAGCAGAAGAACAGCAAATGACTCCTGCTATGCCAGATCAGGCAATGACAGAGGAAGGCCAGGGAACGGAAATAACGGGAATGCAGAATCCCGATAGCCCACCTCCTACAGATCAAGAAGGAACCGAGTTGCAAGCAGAAGCCCCACCTCCTTTACCGATAATCAAAATGAATACATGGTTCCCTAGAAATTTTGGAATGACGGGTAGAGAAGTGACCGAGATTCTTGTTAAAGCGAAAGAAACAAAGGTTTTGGATGCGATTCAACCACTTCTCAAATTGGAGAAACAATCAATCCTTTCACAATTCTCTGGGGTGGATCCATTGCTCTTTACTGAATTACCATTGACGGATATGGATTATGATGCCCTTAACGGGAATGCAGAACGGCTTGACTTGCCGTTTAGGCGATTCGTTAAGACCTGGATAAGCGACCCTGGTGACGAGGGCAGAGAAAGGGCTACTCAAATATGGAGGACTACTATTGATAAATCTGAAAGAATGTCACATAGAGAGAGGTCAATACTGACTACTTGCAGGGGTATCCTATCAAACAGGGGGGCGTTGAATGCTCAGACTTTGAAAACATATGGAGTCCAGGCAAGCCCCGCAGAAATTTCATCTCTCATCAAATCACATGGATTCCTCTATGACATCATTGCTATTGGGCAATTCAGCAAAGCAATGGGGAGAGGTCTATTCTATGACATTAGAAGAGGTGATGTCGTCCTCAAAGACGCAGATCGGTTTTTGGCCGGTTTAATTGAAAATGGCGGCCGTTTCAAATTCGATTCACGATTTCACCCCCGACTTGAGATTAGTTTCAAAGCTCCAACCGCACCCTGGTATGCCGATGCCCTTCAAAAGATGGGATTCGAGGGTGTTGAAGCAAGAGGAATCGGTTTAGTCATTCAAGGGCAAGATACGGTTTTGAAGGCTCTTGAGTGTGCAGAGCCGCATTTCAACGGGAGGAGCAAAGATCGGTTTCCTTCGGCCAGGAGTATGTTAGATGCATTGAGGGGAGATAGAGATACACTCATTGTAATGGCGTATGAATCCCTGGATCGGGCAGAAAAAACCAGGCTTCTTCGCAAACACAAATTAAGTGTGGATGACTTCGACAGAATGAGAGAGGAGGTGCTGGCAAGTGGTTGATAACAAAAAGATGGAACGTATGTTTGCCGCCATTGGCATGGATATGGAGCGTCACAACACTCCTATTCCATCTATGCCCTTATTCACTGATGGAGTGCAAGAACCGCCCCTTCTCCAGGGAATTACTATCCCTGCATTGTATGCCGCCGCATACGAATGCATGGTTTTGAGGTCAATTCTCAATCATCTTTGTGTTGAAACATTCCGGAAGGGGTGGGAATGGAAAGCAAAATTCGTGTCAAAATGCGTAGAGTGTGAAAGTGAATTCCACCAAGAGGTTGATTCATGCAAGGCTTGCGGCAATGAGGTTCGCAAAGCAGACAAATCTCAGATCGAATATGCAGATGCTGTTCTCAAGGGTGGCAACCGTATGACTCAGACTTTCATTGATGTTCTTAGGGAGGTTGAGATGGATCTGAACATTGTTGATGATGCATACCTGGTCTTGACGAAGGAGTATTTCATTGACCCTGCTACCAAACAACCAATGTTCTTCCGAATAAGGGAAGTGTCCAGAGCGGATCCAATTTTCATGCGTATCATCTCGGATAAGAGAGGGATTAGAGGTGGTTCTCAATACACTAGCCTCATTGATCGCTCATTCAGAACCAGCGACCCAGAAGCAGTATGTCCGGTATCTGGTATGCAAGTAGTGCCAATTCACTACATCAACCTAGCAGGTGTTGGCAACGGCCAGGTCTATACAGAGGGTGAAATCGTCCATATTAGCAAGTGGTCGCCATCTAAGCTGTATGGTAGAAGCCCTGTCGCTACCATGTGGAGGCAAGTGAATACACTCATTTCAATGGATAACTATGTCTATTCTGCATATCAGAAGCGAAGGATGCCTCGTGGGGTCATGGTAATCAAATCATCCAATATGGAAACTGTTGAGAGAACGGCCAGGAACATCCAGGAGCACCTTGAGCGTGACCCTAACTATGTACCAACAATTGGTGTTGAAACCGAATCTGGTCGTGGCGGTCTTGAGTATGTCCGTATGATGGATACCCTGGAAGAATTACAGTATATCCCCATCAAAGATGACATCCGACAACGTATATCTGCATATTATGGTGTTTCTAACGTATTCATGAATGATGTATCAGGCGGTGGCCTAAACAATGAGGGTATGCAGATCGTAGTCACGAATCGTGCTTTGGCATATGCTCAGTCAATATACAACAGACATCTATTCCCTCTCTTGCTTGAAGCATTTGGAGTGGATGAATGGACTATCACATTGAACCCGCACGAGGAAGAAGATGAAATCATGCGATTCCGCAGGGATGAGATGGCTATCCGCAACATGATGCAGATGAAGCAAGCAGGATACAAAGCACAATTACGAGATCAAATTGACGATAAGTTCCTTGAGTTTGACTATCAAGAACCTGATCCACAGGAAGTTGCCGCAGAGCAACAGGCGGCCGCAGAGCAAGCAGGAGGAGGGCAACCTCCGCCTCCTCCTCCGCAGTAAATCAGATAAACGATTGAACATTCATTGTCCTTCATGGCAGACGCTTTCGAAGTAGGTTGGTCAATAGCAAAGAGTGAAGAAAAGGGAGATAACGCACCCACTAACCCTGGTCTATGGTCAAAAATGAAATCAAGAGCCAAGTCCAAGTTTGATGTATATCCTTCTGCATATGCAAACGCATGGGCATCCAAGAACTACAAGAGCAAGGGTGGGACATGGAGAAAAACCGAAGAAAAAGAAAACACTATGGATGAAAAATCAGCAGCGTGGACACGCAAAGCAGGAAAAAATAAAGAAGGCGGACTCAATGCAAAGGGTCGAAAGTCTTATGAAAGAGAAAATCCTGGCAGCGACTTAAAGGCACCTG